TTGGTTGCTTTGGTATTTTACAACACTTGCTAAAATACATAAATTAAAATTTATTATTTGGTCAGGAGAAAATAGGTCAGAACAATTAAAAAGAGACATTATTGAAATGTGGACAGGCACAAAATTAAAAGACTTAAATAAGTTTGAAATATTAAAATACAATAAAGAAATAAGTGAATATTTTAAGTTTATAGATAATAATAAACTTTACAATCACATTGAACTTTTTAATTTATTTGCTAATTCAGACGCTGATGTTTGCGCTATCGACCCTTACACTGGATTAAATCACAATAGAAAAAGCGTAAGTCAGTTTGATAGAAATTATAATTTCTGTAATAGTGCTAGAGAGTTTTGTAATAAAACAAAAAAGACTTTATTTGTAAGTATTCATCCACAAACAGAAGCGGCTAGAAGAGTTTATCCACCAGACCATTTATTAAACGGTCACATTCAAAATCCTAGAAAATCTGACTGCGAGGGAGGCCAGTGCTTTCCCAATCGCGTGGATAGTCTATTTGTTGTACACCGTTATATATCTCATAAAGAACTTTGGCCATTTACGGAAGTTCACGTTATGAAAATTAAAGACCGAGAAAGCGGAGGAAACTGTACAATGTTAAACGAGCCTTTAAGATTTGATTATAATAACGGGTTAGGTTTTACAATCGGAGGAGTTAACCCACTAAAAAATACAGAGAATTATGGATGAGTTAGAATTGTTACTAAGAAAAAACAAACTACATATTTTAATTATAAAAGCAATGCACGACTGCGATAAGGGTAAACCATCTAAAAATAAATTGGATGCGTTAGAGACGCTTAAAACAACAATGGAGACGATTCACGAGTTATCTGACTACAACAGAAACTTATTAAAAGAAGTTAGAAAGTTACGTTTAGATAACGCAGTACAGACTAAAGACATAGTTGAACTTAAAATAAAAATTAGTAAATTACAAGAGTTAAAAGAATTATAATTATGGAACATCTTATTGACAATATTTATTATTTAATGTTAGCTTCTCACTTTTTAGCTATAATCTCTGGAATGTGTTTATTAAAAATTATTCAAATATATTTAGAAAATGAAGAAAAGGACTCTTAACGAATATTGTCAAGTTAAAGACTCAGTTTACATTCATATTTACAAGGATGAGTTAAAGACTAATAAAATATTAAGTTATATATTAAGAGAGTATTGTAAGAAATATCCAAACGACAAAGACTTAGGGGAACAAATAAGAAAATTAATAAACGATGGCACTAAACGCAAATAAAAAAGGTAAACGATTTGAGCTAAAAATAGCAAACGAATTAGCAAAAGAATTTAACTGTAAAATTAAAAGGACTCCGCTTTCTGGCGGTATGGATTTTAAAGGAGATATTTTATGCATTGACGATAACTCTATTATGTCAGAGTTTTCGTGGGAGTGTAAGAACCAAGAGAAACTTAATATATGGAAGGCTCTCGCTCAGTCTCGTAATGATGCACCGAGAGGAACTATTCCTTTAGTCTGCTTTACGAAAAATTTTGAATTAGATTATGTCGCTATTGAGTTCAACGACTTTGTTAATATTGTTAAAGAATTAGAAGAGTTAAGAAATGAGAATAACTAACGAAGACAATATGGAACTGATGGCAAGGTATGTATATAATCAATTTGACTTGGCAATAGTAGACCCTCCTTATGGTTTAGGTAATAGAACAACAAATGGAGGTAGTTTAAAAAACACATCTACAAGATGGAAAAATCATAAATGGGATAATCAAATCCCTAGCAAAGAGTATTTTATCGAATTACAAAGAGTAAGTAAAAATCAGATAATTTGGGGCGGCAACTATTTTCCATTGTGCAAATATAGATGTGTTTTAGTTTGGCACAAAGACATTTATGTTCCTACTATGAGTGAAGTGGAAATTGCTTACACAAGTTTTGAAAAGCCGAGTAAATTTTTTAAGACAACTTGTATTGATAAAAACAGAATACACCCAACACAAAAGCCAGTAAAGTTATACGAATGGCTTTTAATGAATTATGCTAAAGAGGGCGATAAGATTTTGGATACTCATTTGGGTAGTGGCTCAATAGCTATTGCTTGCCATAATTTAGGTTATGATTTAACCGCTTGCGAATTAGACAAAGATTATTATGAAGCAGCTATAAAAAGAATAGAACAACATAAAAAACAACTAACAATATTTAATGAAAATAAGTAACGAAGACAATATGGAACTAATGGCAAGGTATGAGGACAACTACTTTGACTTAGCTATTGTTGACCCTCCATATGGAATAGGAGATTTTAGAACTAAAGAATCCAAAAAAAGTCATAAAAAAATAAATTGGAATG